TGGGATGAAGATACAAAGGCAATCTTTGCTGCAATATTATCGTTCTGGTTCGGATCACGTGCAATCGAGAAATCACGCAAAAAATAATTCTCATAAAACACAAAGATAATTCGGAAATATAGGCAGAATGGGGGTTTACTAGATCCCCATTTTACTATATAATATCACCTATAAAGAAATCATTGAAAAGAAGGAACATTCGGATGCAAAATCAGTTTGCAGACACGAGAGAGTTTTTGTCCCAAACCAAGTTTTATGACTCGTATTCACGTTTCAAAGAAGAAGAAGGAACGTATGAGACTTGGGATGAAGCAGTAGATCGTGTGCTATCAATGCACGAAGAAAATTATTCAGAGGCATTAGAAAAATTACAACCGTTCATTGAAGAAGCAAGAACTGCATACAAAGAACAACGTGTTCTTGGTGCACAACGTGCACTACAATTTGGCGGTGAACAATTAAAGAAACACCAGATGCGTATGTACAATTGTACATCATCCTATGCAGATCGTCCTGCATTCTTTGGTGAATTCTTCTATATTTTATTATGTGGTGCAGGTGCAGGGTTTTCTGTGCAAGAACATCACGTCGGAAAATTACCACAAATTCAACAACGTACAAAACAAGCAAAGGGTTTTGTCGTAGAAGATTCAATTGAAGGTTGGGCATCAGCACTTGACGTGTTGATGTCATCTTATTTTGTTGGTGATAGTAAATATCCAGACTATGAAGGTCGTCGTGTATTCTTTGACTTATCAAACATTCGTCCGAAGGGTGCAAAGATCTCTGGTGGATTTAAAGCACCTGGACCAGAGGGTCTTCGCAAATCACTTGATAAGATTGAGCATATGCTTCAAGCATTAGTTATGGATGCAAAAGAACCACAACCGCTTCGTCCTATCGCTGTATATGATATCTGTATGCATGCTGCTGATGCAGTACTATCGGGTGGCGTGCGTCGTTCAGCAACTATCTGTCTGTTCTCTCCTGAAGATGATGAGATGATGAATGCAAAAACTGGTAACTGGTTTATGGATAACGCTCAACGCGGTCGTTCGAACAATTCAGCAGTTATCGTACGTGATGAAGCAACACCTGAGATGTTTGCAAAAATTATGGAATCAGTTAAGTCGTTTGGGGAACCAGGATTTTACTTTACAACATCAAAAGAGCATACAACTAACCCTTGTGTTGAAATTGGTATGTTCCCGCAATATGAAGGTGAAACAGGTTGGCAAGGTTGTAACCTGACTGAAATTAACGGTGGTATGTGTAACACAGAAGAAGACTTCTATAAAGCATGTCGTGCAGGTGCTATTCTTGGCACAATGCAAGCAGGTTATACAGACTTCAAATTTTTATCAGACACATCTAAGAAAATCTTTGATCGTGAAGCATTGCTTGGCGTATCAATTACAGGTTGGATGAATAATCCGGATATCCTTTTCGATACTAAAATTCTGAAAAAAGGGGCAAACATTGTTAAGAAAGTCAATAAAGAGATTGCTGCCATTATCGGCATTAATCCTGCTGCTCGTACTACTTGTGTTAAACCGAGTGGAAATGCATCCGTATTGCTCCAAACTGCTTCAGGAATCCATGCTGAACATTCGTCAATGTACATCCGTAACATTCAGATGAATAAAGAATCTGAAATTACAAATGCAATCATCAAAGCAAATCCGCATATGGTTGAAGAATCTGTATGGTCTGCTAATGGTACAGATGTTGTGATTTCATTTCCTATTGTTCCAAACAGAGGTTCTATGTTCAAGGATGAATTGCTTGGCGTGAAACATCTTGAACTCGTAAAGAAAGCACAAAAGAACTGGGTCGTTGAAGGCACAAACGAAGAACTATGTGCGGATGAAGGTATCCGTCACAATGTATCAAACACAATTATCGTTGATGACTGGGATGATGTAGAAAAGTATGTTTACGAGAATCGTTACTCGTTCTCAGGTATTTCATTCCTCGCACCAACAGGTGATAAAGACTACAACCAAGCACCAAATACTCAGGTCATTGATTCTGAGACTATGGTTGCAAAATATCAAGACGGTGCAGTATTTGCCTCTGGTATGGTTGTTGATGCAATGAAGTGTTTCGACAATTTATGGAATGCTTGCTCAACAGCGCAAGGTATGGGTGAAGATTTATCACTCGAGTCTAGCACAAACAGTGCAAAGAAAGACTGGGTTCGTAGATTCGAACGGTTTGCTGAAAACTATCTTGATGGTGATATGAAGAAAACTGAATATTGCCTGAAAGACGCATATTTACTACATAAGTGGAATAAGATTCAAAAGAACTTATCACCAATCAATTGGAAAACAGATCTAACTGAGAAAGTTTTCACTGACGTTGATACTCTTGGTGCAGCAGCATGTGCTGGTGGTGCTTGTGATATCGATTTCTAGTATTCCGTCACCTTGTGTAAAGGTATGTAAAATAGAGGACGACCACTGTGAAGGTTGTGGTCGTTCCTCTGACGAAATAAAAGAATGGTTTTATTGCGATGATTCTAGGAAAGAGGAGATATTAGAGCAAAGTGGAAAACGAATACCGAATAGAGTGCGAATCGACAACGATTGTACTGGTTGATAGATGTACTGTAGATTAAACAGCAACGGCATGACTATCAACCCTGACGGTAATATATCCGTTTGTTGCTCTAACAATGGAAATTGGGACATAGGACATATATCTGAAATAGATGATCTCAATAAGCATTGGAAAAATCATCCTGACATGATTAAACTCAGAAATGATGATCCTCAGAAAATGATGGAAGCATGCGGAAGTTGTTTAAGAAAAACTGAAACTTTTCAAACTCGTTGGCATTTGGTGAATGAGGAACCTCGTTACCTGAAAATTAGAAATGACAATGAAATCAGATATCTAGAATTCACGACTTCTAATATATGTAATCAAACTTGCGCTTCTTGCTCAAGTTATTTCAGTTCAAAGTGGAGGCACCTCGAAGAAGAATTAATTGATTTAGGATTTTTGCAAAATGCTAAATCAAAAAATGACATAGGGTTTAATTCTTACAATCATCCAATATCAAGAATAGAAGATAAAGATATCTCTAAGATAATGAAACTGCTGCCCCAACTTGATAAGATAGATATTAAGGGTGGTGAACCGTTCGCTGATAAAAATAACTTCTTTATCTTAGATGAGTTGTTGAAAACTAATCCTAATTGCGTAATAAGTATCTCAACCAACTTTTCTAGCGTTCCGCAAAAACATATAGATCTATTTAAAAAGTCTAGTGCAAAACCTACGATTAATGTTTCGATGGATGGGGTTTATGAAGTGTATGAATACATTAGATCAACCCCTTTCCAAAAGACTGTAGACAATATCAAATATTGGTACAAAGAAACTGGACATCAAGTCAATGTACAAACTTTTTATTCAATGTATAATATGCTAAACTTAAAAGAAGTTTTAGAGTTCTTTAGTAATAATTTGCGCGAAGAAGTAAAATTTGTGGTATTTCATAAATGGATTAATTCTCCATTTTACATATCTCCACAAAGGGTATTATTTCAAAGGGAATTAGATGAACTGAAAGAGATAGTCATGAGTCCAAATATTACGAAATATTTCTCTGAAAGTGAAGGCAAATTTGTAAATCGCAATCTTTACAATTTTACAAAAATCGGTAATTATGAAAGCACTATAAAATGGAGAAAAGAATTCGTTCAATACACTAAATGGTTGAACTTAACAAGAGGGATTGATATATATGAACATATCCCTCTGCTGAAGGGAATAAAATAGATGAACCAAGAGTATCGCTTAGAGTGCGAAGAATGCGATTCTGTCACAGTGGTGCTAGTTGATAACGGATGCGAACCCATATATTGTTCATGTTGTGGGGAAGAAGCAACAGTAGAAAACATAACAGAAGAATAAAATGACAAAACCAAACGAAAATTTTAATTTGTCTGTAAAAGAATTGCAGTTAATTGAGATGTCTCTCATCGCATATAGTACCACTCAAGGCAATAGGCAAAAAGAAATACAAGAATTGCTTGCTAAGTTTTACCACCAAAAAGTTTGGTATAGACCAAAAACCAAAACATATGTTAGCGGTTGACTATATAGGTGTATGTGGACATATGAAAATGAAAAATTTGATGACACCCCAGAAGAATATCAAGGATTCGTATATGTCATCACAGAACTGGATACAGAGAAAAAATATATCGGTAAAAAGAACTTCTGGCGTCCAAAGACATTACCTAAAAATTCAAAAAGAAATAGACGAGTACGAACGAGAGTCGAGTCTGACTGGAGAGAGTATTTCGGATCTAATAAAGAGATACAAACTCTCCTTGAATCCAAGGGGCAAGATAATTATCGGCGAGAAATATTAAGACTATGTCGCACTAAAGGTGAAATGTCTTATTACGAAGCAAAGTTGCAGTTCGATAATGACGTCCTCCTGAGCGACGAATATTACAACGAATTTATAGGTTGTAAGATACACTCCAAACATATCAAGAAATAACTAACAATTTTTTCTTTACTTCTTGTAAGAATTATGATATAATTATCGTACACTTAAAGGAGTGAGAATATAATGCAAAAATACTATAGGGTTACTAACCTTTCATTATCCCCGTATATGGAAAATGGGGTTTACACTGAATATCAATTTTTGAACGACCCAAACTTTCATCTTTGGGATGGGATAGAATATAAAGAAATAACCAAAGAAGAATATAAAATGGAATCTCATAAAGTTATAGAATGGGAAAATAAAATAGCAAGGGAAATGACAAGGGAACTCGCTAAATGATATTGGTAGATTTCAGCGGTCTAGCGATCGCAACCATTGTAGTGAATAAAGTAGATGACGAAGACTTACTCAGGCACATGATCCTGAATAGTTTGCGTATGTACAGAAATTCTTATAAAGATAAATTTGGAGAACTCGTGTTATGTTGCGATGGCAAAAACAATTGGCGTCGTGGTTACTATCCTCAATATAAAGCAAACCGCAAGAAAAAACGTGAACAAGATACATTCGATTGGGCGAAGGCATTTGAGATCCTAACGAATGTTCGTGAAGAGATTCAAGAGAACTTTCCCTATAAAGTGGTTCAGGTTGACGAATGTGAGGCAGATGATATTATCGGCACACTATGCGAAAACACTCAAGAGTTTGGTCAATATGAAGATGTGATGATCATATCTGCAGACAAAGACTTTTTACAGTTGCAGCGTTTTCCTAATGTGAGACAGTATTCTCCTCTCTTAAAGAAAGAATACAAAGAAGAAACTCCGCTTGTTAGTTTGATGGAAAAGATCATGAAAGGCGACGCTGGTGACGGTGTTCCTAACATATTATCAGACGACGATGTGTTTGTGGAAGGTCGTAGACAAATTCCGCTAAGTAAGAAAAAGAAAGAAGCAATCAAAGAAGATCTAGCAGAAGGTGAATTACTGTATGCTGCATCTTGGTATCGTAATTATCAACGAAATGAGACTTTAATCGACCTGAGTAAAACCCCTCAGAGATTAAAAGATCAAATATTAGATGTGTTTAATTCACAAGATCCTTGGCACAATAAGGGTTTAGTGTTTCCATATCTTATA